ACCGCATCGGCCCTGGAGCACAGGGCTACGACGGTGTCTATCGCACGTTCCACCGCGGGACTCAGCATAATGGACATATATTCGCAAACACCAATGAGAATATGACCGTCGCACTACGTAGAGTGACAGCTTGTCGAGGAGACTCTCTCTTCCTCGAGAACTTCTACCGATCGATGCAAGCGATATTTATATCAACACATTCGACTGAGATCGACCAGTTCCACCGTGCTTACGACGACGCATACGGAACATCCGGTCTCAACTACACCACGATGGCCCAGGAAGCCATCGATCATGCCGGGGATCCCCATCCTAAGCGTTTGCTTCGCATCGCTGCCCTGCTCGACCTCGAGTCCGGGTATCAAGGGATCTCGCTAGGAGAGTACAAGTGGCTTCGCCGTGCTCTCTACAAACTCAAGAAAGACGAATGGGCGAAGGTCGGAAAGTATGGTCGTGTCATCGCGGATCTCGGAGTTATTGCATCACTGCAAGGAATGATTCTCTACAAGTACCTCAAGTGTCTAGTAGCGAAGAATCCCGTTGTAATCAACGACACTCTGATCTACTTCTGCGCTAAACCAACCACACCTGAACTCAAGAAGATCTTCGCACTCCTCTTCGCCTTGTCGCCCTCCATACTCGTTGAGTGCAACCTTTCACCCTTCTCACGCGTCCTCATCTATTTCTCTGATGACGGAGCGCTTTCCATACGACACCCTTCTCTCGGGATCGTGTGGGCAGAGATTGACATCTCCAGTTGTGATGGGTCACATACGCCGTCTCTCTTCGCCGCGCTGGTTCGTACCGCGCCTAAGAGGCTGCAAAGTGACTTCATGCGTGTCAATACGCAACTCACAACCGCTATGAAGGTGGAAGATTTACACTCCAAGCGTGGAGAAAAGACTGCCAAAATTGTCATCGAGCCCACGGCCATGACATTGTACTCCGGCCATGGTGGCACGACGTCCAGTAACAACACCGCTCAGCAACTGAATGGTATTGCAATTTCTGAGATCGTCTTCACCGCAGGAGAGAGTTATGCCGACGTCGCAGCGAAGATTGTCTTCGCGTGCGCCCGTGTCGGGTATCTCATGACAGTCGACGTGAAATCGACATTTGAGGAGCTCACCTTTCTCAAGCACTCGCCAGTCATGCACGATGGTGAGTGGATTCCTTTCTTGAATCTTGGTGTATTACTCCGGACATATGGCAATTGTCACGGAGACTACCCTGCGCGCGTCAATGGAGTTAAGGGGACTCTACAAGATCGCGCGCGAGCGCATGACGCTTCTATCTTGCAAGGGATGTACCCAACGTACACCTGCAAGCTTCTGGAGAACATGCGTAGTATGTGCGGGCCCACATCAGAGGAATCAGTTCGGAAACTGCAACGAGAGAACAGATACGCATCATGGAACAATGGATTCGACTCATCAGCTGGGAAGATCTATTTGTCTACTGAATCTGTTTTCAAGCGCTACAAGAGCGCTGGTGTCAACCAACATCACGTTGAGACATTCGAGATCGACTATGGGCTCTGTCCATCAGGCTTCGTCACCACGAGCGTAGCCGAGGATCTCATTCTCAAGGTTGACTATGGACTTCGTTGCAAGACCACCGACTGGTTCATCTGAACCCAGTAAACCCCCCCCCCAGGCCCTACGCC